AACAGGAATTCTGTGCCTGTTTGCGTGTCAATTGCTTGTATAGTTATATTTACCGGAGGAGCGTTACCGCCAAAACTGTCTTGATTGCTGGTTACTGTAGCTGGTCCTGAAACCAGTTCTGCACCTGCTTCTCCTACTATGCCAGTCTCACCTGCTTTAATTTTACCACCATCTGCATACAATCCAAACGCACTACCAATGCCTCCAAAGAAATCACCAACCATTCCAAAGTTACCAATGCCATCTGCACCGCCACCGCTAAAGAGACTACCAAAGTTAAAGCCGCCGCCTCCGGCACCTTTACCAAATCCACCAAGTATATCATTTAACAATGTTCCTTGATTGAGTGTATCACTGATAAGACTTTTTAGTGTGCCTTTCCATAAATCTGCAAATGTATCAAAGCTCAAATTACCTTCAACTAATGCATCTGCAAATGTATCATTAAAGTCTTTGTTAAAGCCCTCAACAAATTCTTCACTTGCTGTTTTCATTGTTTTAGTTGCTTCAGCAAATTTCTCTGCTTGTATACCAACTAAGTCATTGTATTCTTTAGTGCTAAGTATGTTTTCATCTAATCCTCTTTTAAGAGTAGCTAATACTTCTTCATTTTCTCTCATTATTTTATTGAGAGGTTTTAGATTTTCTGTTACAGCTTGTAATTCAGCACCAAAGCCATCATCTTGGCTTTCTTTGAACAATTCATTACTTTTTGCTATTGCTTCATTGTATTCTGTGAGTGTGTATTCACCTAATTTGTATGCTTTTTCAATATCTAATATTTGCTGTTGATGTGCAGTAAGAGCCGCTTGTGCTGGAAATAGTGTATCCAACAAGCCTCTCATTTCTTCTTTGAATTCCGCTTCAGCCAACATTGCTTTGCCTTTGGCTGCGTTGTTGGCTTCTACAATTCTCTTGTGTCTTAGAATAGCATCATCATATCCTTGTAGACTTTCAACTAACTCACGTTGGGCTGCTAATGCAGGATCAATATCACGCATTTCCTTTTTAAGTTCAACCAATGTTGATTCTAATTTTTCTGTGTTGCCAATACCTAATTCAAGTTGTTTGTTAACACCATCAATTTGTGTTTGTAATAATGCCATTTGTGTTTCAACTGGATGCGTTGCGGCATACAGTTTGTTGTTGGCAGTAACTAAATTATCTATTGCTAGTTTTTCTCTTTCTTTTGCTTCAGCAGCACGCATAACTGCGTCTTTGTATCCTGTCATACTTGCTACAAGCAATTTGTTAGCTTCTATTTGCTTTTGGACTTCAGGATCAAGCAACCTCATTTTCTCTTTTAGTAGATCAATTGCTTTGCCTAATTGGCCTGTTTCATCACCATTTTTTGTAATTTCTGCTGTGAGCTTACCAATTTGTTCTGTAATAATTTTAACTTGTGTTTCAGTTGGAAACAACTGTGCTGACAATGTTTCAAAGAAGTCTGAGAACTTTTCAGTTTCTTTAGCTGCTTCACTGGTGCCTTTTCCTAGGTTAACCATCATTTGTGCGTATGCATCAATGCTTATTAGTCCTGCGTTAAGCATTTCCTGGGCTTTTGATGCAGCCATTTCAACAAACACTAATTGTTCTGCACCTGCTTTGCTGTTGGTTACTAACTCATCAAAGAAGTTAGCAAACCTGCTTGCTTGTGTATCAAGTGGTTCAACAAGAGCTGCTATTTCATTTTTAATTTGACCAAGTAGTATTTTCCATTTCTTTGAATCACCAATGTTATTTTTTATTAAGAAGTTTAATGTTTTAATACTTTCATTGTATCTATCAGTTATACTTTGAACTGGATTTAATTGACTAAACAAGTCTTTCATAGCCATTACTTTATTATCAATAGCTTTTGCATTGGCTTTTTCAGCCTCTGCCATTCTAAACACAGCATCTGGATAAAATTTAATATTTTTAATATCCATTAATTCAAATGCTTTGCCAGTTTTGGTTGCTTCATTAGCCACACCATGTAAACTTTGTCCTAATGACATATAGCCTTCTGCTAATGGATGCGTAGCTGCTGTTTGCTCTTCTATTACTTCTGTAGTTAATACTGTTGTGTTCTTTAATGCTTCAAGTTGTTTTTCAAGTAAGAAGATCTCAGCACTGTTGCTAGCCATTGCGGCAGTGGCGCCTTCATACAAGTTAGGAATTTCAATAACTCTATCTTCTAAACTACTAAAGCCGTCATTTAAGTCATTTAAATCAACAGTAAAGTCTTGATATGGTGCTCCCATATCAACCATTGATTTTTCTAATTCTTTATTTTTATCTTTAAGACTTGTGAGTTTCTCTTCAATTGTAGCAATTTCTTTTGCTAATGTATCTGCATCCATTGATGGTGCTGTTTCACCAAACGCTTTGTTTAATGCTAGTGTTCCTACTGTTAATGCCGCAATACCACCTGCTAGTGCTGCCCAACCTGCTGGACCACTCATTGCCATAACTGTCATTATACCAGTGGCCATTATTCTAAATGCACTAGCGGCCTTTAATGCCCAACTTGCTAGTTTTAGTCCTATGATTATTTTGGCTGCAGTTTTAAACTTATCTGAATGTTCTGCAATAAACTTAACACCATCACCTAATGCTATAATGCCTCTTGCTAGGTTTTCACCAAGTGCAACTGCCATATCATTTATAGCTTCAGCATTGTCAGTCATAAACTTGTCTAGATCACCTAATTGTTTTTTGAGTTCTGGGAACAAGCCACTTTCCATAGTGGTCTTTTTGAATTGCATCCACTTGTCACCCATCATACTTACTTGACCAGTCCAAGTTTTAGCCATTTCAGCACTTGCACCTTTAACACTTGTAGTTCCGTTTTCAAATGCCTTACGTATCATCATTTCTGTTTGTGCAGCTGTATACTTGACTCCTTCTTGGAAGCCTAACATACTCTTAACACCTTTTTCACGGAAGATGTCTGCGGCAGCTATACCACCACCAAATGCACGTTGTAACTGACTGGCTGATTCTTGGAATGTCATTCCAGTAGCCGCAGCAATATCACCAGCCATACTTAATGTATCTGCTAATTGATCTACGCTACTTACTGTTAATAAACTTGGTGCAGCCGCTGCCATTTCTTCCATACTGAATGCTGCATTACCTGCCGCTGTTTCAACTATGTCTAATGCTTTAGCACCATCTTTGGCGTTACCAGTTATGTATTTTAACTGAATGCCTAATTCTTCAAATTGTTTTGCTGTATTAAGAAAGCCTGTGGCAAGTTTCATTCCACCAAGTGCTGTTGCGGCCGCCGCCGCTGCTGTTCCCATTTTTCTGAAAGTGCTGTTGGCTTTTACTGCCTTGCTTTCAATGTTGCCTAATTGTTTTGTTACTTTCCCTAAGGCTCTTGATGCTTTGTTATTAGCAACAATATCAATATCATATCTACTAGTTCCACTCATAGTGCTGTCCTTTATCTCTGCCTTGTTTTTCTAAGTGCTGGTTCAACAATGCCACGTGGAGCTTGCCTACTGGTAGGTCTGCCTTCTGATCCATCTAGTATTGAAGCATAACCAACACGGTTATCAATAATCTTTTTACGGGTTGGAGTTCCACGGCCAATGTCTAATGGTTCACCTGTTTGTCTCCAAGTCCTACGGGCAGCACCTGTGTCAACGGGAGTTGTGCTACGTAAATTACGTGTGAGATCAACAACATACTGCTTAAAGTCAGCTTGCACTTGCTTTTTTATATTTTTACCTACGCCTGCTGCTTTCATGCTGTTGATCCTTATCTTTTAGGTTGATTCTTTTTGGATTGTTCATTCTTATATTCATAATATTTAGCCCATCCTTCAAGTTCCAAATAACTCATATTATTCATAATCCATTCAACGCTGTGACCTAGTTCTTCTGCTATCCTAAAGATAAACAGTAGCTCTAGATCTTGTTTTAGTTTCCCAGGTCTGCTTTAGCCTGTTCCTTTGCTGCTTGCATTTCACTTACAACACGGATAATAACTTCTGGGTCTACTTCACGCATCATTACAATTTTATCTGCTGGTGAAAATGCGTTTGATCCATCTTTGTGTAGTGCTTTAGCTAATAGTGTTTCAACTAATGCTTCTACCATCTCACCTTTAGAATGTAGGTCTAAGATCTTTTTCTCTGTTGCAAATGTAGTTGCCGTTTTGAAGTAGATTGTGCAATCCCATTCTGGAACATGGATCTCTTTTAATTCTTGTGTCATAGCACTTCTAAAGTGGCTTGTTGCGTTCTTTAGAATGCTTGGTTTATTTTCTTTGCTCATAATATAGTTTCCTTGTCTTTTAGTTTTTGCATATTCAACAGCCTAATAATTTAGGGTTACTGTCTAGGTCTGCAATTAAACCTAAGAAAACTGTGGGCATTTCTACCCACAGCTTAATAGTTTACAACTTAAACAGTGATGTCTGTTGCTAGAGCGCCTGTTCCAGTAAAGCTAAGGCTTACTGTTTGAACGTCACCTAGTGATGCATCATTGTCAATTGAAGTTACAATTGCGTTGCCTGTGAAGCTTAGTGTTCCACCACTTACTGGGTAAAATACTAGTGCTACTTCAGACCCAACTGTGAACGCATTGGCTGCGCCTGATGTTGCGTCATCTGTGAAGTTAGCGTCTGCTGAACCTTCCCAAGCTAACAATCCTGCTTTATTTTCTTTCCATACTGACCCCATGTATGCACACTCTAGCGTTTCTGCGTTTTGTGATACATTCCATGCTGTCAACATAGCTATGTTTGTGCCTCCTACTGAGAGAGCACCGTCTTTTCCTGCGTAACATGCCATATCATTTTCTCCTGATTATGTATTATTTAATTGGTAACAATATTCTACAGTGAATATCATTCTACAACTGGCAAAAGGTGCACTTTCCCCAGTCTCTACAGTCTCAACTCTTGTGAGCCTAATATCTTCAACAGTGTTAGTCAAAGTTCTGTCTGCCATTAGTGTATTTTCAATAGCCTCCACAGCAATGTTCCGCTGTGTATCTCTTTCTCTTCCACCAATAACTAAAACAACAGCAACTTCCAATACACCTTCACGCATCAACCCAGTTGAACCCATTGTCATAGTAATATCATCAATGTCTTCATCTGTGGTTTCAACATATACGGCTGGAAATGCTGTCTTGGCAAGTTCTTCAATCACAATAGGATCACGTTCAACTTTGCCAAGTTTTACACTACGTTGTGCTTTCAGTAACTTAGTAATCTCTACTAATATATCTTCACGGCGTGCCATTATCTATACAACCTTGTTTGACTTGCTGTAACTATATCTTTGTTAACATCAATAGTTCCATCATCATCAAAATCATATTTAATTCCAACACCAAACTGTAATTCCCATTCATCATTATAGCGTTCTTTGTAAAACTCTATTTGTTCTCTGAATGGATCACCTTCTGGTCTAAACGTTGAAAGTCTTGGTAGTATATAGGCATACATTGCTTGATATACAGTAGTCTTAGTCCACTGTGCCTCAACTAATTTGCTACTAACAAACTCAGTCCTGCTATAGAACTTGTTCCACCATTTAAATTGAATCATGTTGATAACATCAGTTTCAGCCTTGGCCAGTTCTTCTGTCCAATCATCAACTCCTTGTTGGAAAACTTCCGGAGCGTATTCTTCTAAATTTGTATTTGTTGCAAATGCCATTTTCTTCTCCTGTTGAATAACTAGGGACCTAAGCCCCTAGTATTATGCTTTGAGTTGTATTATGCTGCGTCCTGAACAATAACACCACGTGTTGCGTCAATAACGCCCACTTGGAATGCTGTTGAGGCTACAATATCTTGTCCAACTGCTGCTGCACGTCTCTCAGCTTCAAGTCTAACACCACCTTGTGTTGCAAGTCTCATTGCATCATTTGAGAATACTGCAAACTTAGTGTTTGTTAGTGAAGTGTTTGTGTCATTCAAGTATGAACTTGTATAACATGGAACACCTGCAATTGTGCCAATAAAGCCTGATTTCATTGCTGCGTTTTGTGTTTCTGAACCTGCAAATGCTGATCCGGCTACTGCACCCATAAACTGGTGATATGCTGCTGCTGAAACTACACATGTTAGTGGTCCGTTGTCACCAGCTTCTCTGATCATACCAACTGAACGGTAGAATTGATCTAAGATAGTTGCTAAATCAAATTCATCAACTGTTAAGCCAGCCATTGCTGTTGATACCATAGTATCTACTTTTGCTGCAATTGCGTTACCCATAACTCTACCCATGTCATTTGCGTTAATACCGCCAATGTCACGTAATGTAGTTCTTGCTGCAATTAGTTCTAAATCAAGGTTAACTGCTGCTGCACCTGGCTTAAGAACAGTTAAGTCTACGCCTGGATCTGCTTCAGTAGTAATTGATTGAGCTGCTACTGCATCTAGTTTTGCTACTTTAACTGAGTCTGAACCTGCTGGAACGTCTACAGTTGGAATCAATACACCAGGAAGGTATAGTGAGTTTTCTTGTGCAGCAAAGATTGTTGCTGCTTGTGTTGGGACCATTAACTCTGGTAAAGAGAATCCTGATCCATATTGGTTAGTTGTTGCCATAATATTTTATCCTTTATATTATAAAATTAAACTTTGCCTTGTGCTTTGAGTTTTTTGTATATTTCTCTATGCTCTGGCTTGTTTAAATCAAGTTGTGCTAGATCCAAACTCTGTGGATCAGCGTTATTTGTATTACCCGTAGAACCTGCACCACTTGGGCCGGCACTTTTGAAATACGTGTTTCCAGATAAGAACTCTTCAACTAGGTTGTGAACTGTCATAGGATCTGCATTATCCGTATAACGTTGTTTACCTTCTTTGTCAGTAACCATTACGTTACCGTCTTCTCCTAGTTTAATCTGTCCTCTCAGTAGTTGAGCTACGTGATCAGGAGCAACACTTTTGGCTTTAGATGCCGCATCAATTAATGCACCATCAATCTTAATAGTTTCAAGCTCAGAACGTAGTCTATGGATTTCTCCTTCTGACTTTTCCTTTTGCTTTTTAAGAACACCGTTAAAGTCTTCCTTATTGATCAGTTTCTCTTCCTCAACTTGCTCTTTCAAGCTCTTGAGTGCGTTGTATTCCTCTAAGTCAACATTTTCAAACTTCTTGTTAACTTGGGCAATCCTTTTACCAATCAGTTCATTTACCTCTTCTTGAGTGAACGTCTTAGTTTCAACCTGGGATTCTGTATTTTGGCCTGTTGCTGTATCCCCAGTGTCTACAGTTTCAGTTTGCATTTCTGCACCATGAGTTTCAATTGTCATGTCAATATTCCTTTGTTAAGTTAGGGTTAGGGTGTAATATTACACCACACTTACTTTATATGTTTATTTATCCTTTTGGATTTCATTCATTGGGCATCCAATAGTGTCTGCAATTGTATCCACCACGGACTACAAAAGCATCACCTGGCTCTTTTCCAGCCCAACTTCTGCTACTCCAAATGCTTTGTATTTCATCTATAGTGAGTTCTTCACCTAACATTTCCATACAAAACGGTCTGCTACTTTCAATAATGCTACCACTGTATGTGAACTTTTCAATTCCCAAACGTGTGGCTCTTGCTTTTGCAAATGCACCATCAAAACTTCCTACAACTTTATCTACTACAGTAGACATCAATACAGCCAAACTGGCTGATGTGTTTACTGTTTTAGGTAATTTACTTTTTATTTGTGCAGCTAACTTACTAAGATCCTCTGATGGTGTTCCTGGTGTTAGTTGCATCTTACGTAGTTTACGTTGCATACTGCGTATACTTGGATCATTAGTTTCCATTTGTATTCCGCTAATTCTTGCTCTTGCACTTTCTACAATCTGTGTTATGGCCAATCCTGCTACAGTGGCTAATACTACTGTGCTTACTACATCTTCATCAGCACTTTGAAATGTTTTACTTAAACTATCACTGCTGGTTTGAATTAATGTATTAGCTGTAGTGTTATCTTCTATAGTGCCTGGATACTTGCTTTGTGCTATCCAGTCATTGCTAATGTCACTAAGAGGTTGTGCCACAGATCTCACAGTCTGACTGTTCCTATTAAACGCTGCAATGATCTGTGGTCTTACCAAGTCAACTGGTAGACCTTGGGCTACCAGTTCCGCTACTTCATTCTCTAAACTCTTTACACTATCAAAAGTGTCTGCATCTATTGAATCAAGTGTGCGTTGTAAGACCTTATCATGTTTTTTAACATTGAAAGCCAAATTTATTCACCTTCATGTTTAAAGCCCATTTCTTCTAATGCCAAATGTTGTGCTTCATCTGTAACAACTACTGGCAATCCTGAAATAGGATCTGTCATTTCATGGACTTCAAAGTCTGAAGTTTCCATGTCTGCTAATATCTTTGATTGTATTTGATCATCATCTACTACTAGTGCAACAACTTGTTTGCTGATCTCATCTTGGAACATCTTGTTGTTTACACCTGAACTACGTGCTTGCATAAGCAAGTTAAGTTCTAAATGTTCATCACGCATATCAAATGTATCTGGATAATCAATAGTGAATGTTTCTGGATAGTTCATATCTTGCCAATCCATCCATATGTTCCACATTTGTAGTTCTGTTTCACGCAATGTATCTGCAATGTCTGCCAGCTTTGCGTTTAAGAGCTGACGTTCTGTTTGGATTGCTAACCCAGATTGTGCTTGTCCATGTGAAGCTTGTATACTTGACGTATGTGTCATACGTTGTATTGCTTCTACTGAATTTTCAATTGTTTTAAGTATTGAATCTGCTGTGCTTAGTGTTGGTTGTAGCAAATATGGTTTTAATCCAGCGTCAACACTTTCATCTAAGTTAAGTATTGAACCTGCACCTGCTACAGCATCTGTGCTTGTAGGCTTAACTAATGTAGGGTGTCCACTTATTCTAATAGCCTGTTCAGCCTCACTAAGTAGGTTGTAGATAAACTTTTGTTGGTTAGCCACGTCTGCAATCAAACTGTAGCCTACACCTTTGGTAGGTGATCTCAGTGGAGCATGAAACACAAAAGGAATGTAACCCAATGGGTTTTCATGTTCTTCATATGCACTAATACTACGGTAATCACCAGTGTTTTCATCTTTGGTTACTGTGTATTTGTGAACACTATCTTTGTGCCAACAAGTAAATACTACATGTTCATCATTTTCACTCTCTCTCACTTTGATATATTCCAATTGCATTTTGCCTGCAATATCACGTTCATAATACCAATCTAAAACGTTTTGTGGTGTATACATAGCCGCATAAGCACGGATACCCAATGCTATTGCTTCAGCTTCTGTTTCTACTTTGTAACTTGGTTTGTCTACAAGTATCCAAGTGCTTCCATGCACCATTGCCAAATCATTTGCAGTCTTTAAGAAACTGTCCATGCTTTGACCTTCTTGGTCTGTGTCTTCCATCCATTGTTCTACCAATGGGTTATTGATCAACAGTCCAATATCACGTTTAGGTAGTGTTCTAAACAAGAAGCTACGGTAAATGTCTACTGTTGTTTGCACATGGTTATCTAATGGAGTGCTGTTAAGGCGTTTTCCATACTGGTCCCCAGGCGCTTGATTTTCACCAATGTATTGTGTTAAGTAACTACCACCTTTATACAATTCACCACCCACGTATGATTTGTAATGATAGTTGGCCTGTTCAGCTACAGAACTGTAACTTGGATGGGTTTGTTCTAGTTGTTCTAATGTTAACATAATTATATTTCCTTTATAAAGGTAGTCATTCAATAATGATCAGTTATTGTCACTCTATATCAGTTATTTATCCTTTTAATAATGTCCAAATAACTGTGCACCTACGGGTGCGTCTTTTGGTTTGTTTGTTCTGATAGGGTTTATCCAATGCACAAGATAACCTAATGCATCATTCATGTGGTCTAAATTACCACCTTTGTCTGGAATATGTGTGCCTAACTTGTATGTTTGGCTACTAATACATTTGATCAAGTTCTTACACTTGGGATCAACACGTAGTTTTACACTTCCGTCTACTGATTTAAGGCTTGCATTTACACTTGCAATCCTGTCTTTAACAGGTGGATTAATACTTTTAACTTTTAATGTAAATCCACTGTTGCGTAGTATGTGATGGTCTGAAGTATTTGAACTGGTTTTTCTTGCTTGTCCTGATGCATCTGGATACACCCATAACCTATTGTCCGGATATCTGTTTAGCAATTCTTCTGCCATTTCATATGTGTTTGAACCTTCCATACTAATCTCATCTATAACGCTTATTTCATTGCCATTAACTCTGGCTATTGCAGCTACTAGTGGACTAACGTTAAAGTCCATTGCAACGTGTAGTATTTCATTCTTTTTGAAGTCTATGTCTTGTTTCTTTATATGTTCTGCACTGTTCCAATTGTAATAGATAGCACCTGCATAGCTTTCAAAACTTGCTTCATACTCTTGGCGGAATTCCTTCTCACCTAATTCATTACGTGCAGCATCAATCTCTTCTTCAGGAACATTACCACCTTCAATTGTTGTGTATTGAAACGCACTCCAATTGTCTTGACTTGGTGCACCTTGCCACAGTTCATATATCCAACTACCTTTGCCTTGTGGTGTAGTAATAAACATAGCACCACCTTGTCTATCTGACAGTGCTGGTCTACATACTTCAGTCCACATCTTTTGATTAATCATTGCTGCTTCATCCATTACCAAGTAGTCCATGCTTACACCACGCAAGTTATCAGGGTTATCACCTGAACGTAAGAATATTTGACTTCCATTTACTAACTTAATAGTTAAATCACTTTCATTAATCTTCTTTGCCCACCTACACCGTATAAACTTCTCTTTGATATCATCCCAAAGGATTTGCTTACACATCTTGTATGTTGGTGCAACATAAAAGATCTTACTGTTGGGAAACCTTGCATGTTTGGCCATCTCATGCATTGATAACCAACTCTTTCCCCAACGTCTTCCTGCAACAACAACTTTAAATCTATTGGCGTCATTGCTTACTGTTTTTTGAACATCACTTAGTGGCATTACAAATTATCTCACAGCTTTCACTATCCATATATTCTCCGTTGCTAAAGAACTGTCTTGTTACTGTTTCTCTTTTAACTTGTCCGCCTTCTACAAATATTGTTTCCAAGCGTTGTGTTTTTATTTTACCATCTGGTTGATCCAATTTGGTATCCCAATGGTCACT